AGATAGAAAGGGTATCTTCTGTCTCAATATCAACCAGAGTGTCTTCGTTACCGTACCATCCACCAAACTCAAAGTTCTCAACAATCTTCAGATCAGCAACACCAACACTATAGAGTTTATCAATGAACTTCTCAAACTGTTTCACATCAGTCTTCTGTTTGACCACTACCTTTACAATCTTGTCTTTATATACAGTAGCGTCAAACAATTGATGATCAGTGTCCTCATAATAGATGTTGTGGAACAACTGATAGGGATTGTCTATGTGAAAATGTTCAAGAGTTTCTGTATCCAGGATGGTGAATCCTCTCCGATCACATACATCTGTCCAGAACATTTCGTATGGATTTCCGACGTAGAAGACCCGTCCATCATTCGATCGAGTGTGATAGTGACCGCTGAAAACTTTGGAGAACTTTGAATATAACTCGCTCTCATGACCATGATCCATGACGATCTGTCGATTAACTCTAAATCCGTTGAGCTCAAGGTGCCCCATCGCGAACGGGCAATCTGTCTTTTTAATAAGTTGGAGAGTTTCTTTCTCATTGTCTTCACATATCCAAGGAATAAACAAGACACCAAGTTCACCGATATTTACTTCGGTTGCTTTTGAATAGGGAATGACATTATCGTATTCTGTAAGTAGAAGTTCTACAGAGTTAATTTCATTACTATTCTTGTAGTATGCGTCATGATTACCAATAATCAAGTGCATCTTGATTCCTGATTCTTTGAGAGGGTCGAATACCACTCTTTTTGCCCACTGAAGAGATTTGAATTCGATACCTCTACGGCTGTCAAACGCATCCCCTAAGTGGATTACAGTATCGATACCATACTTCTTCAGATTCGGAAAAAAGACATCACGATAGAACTTTTCAAAGTAATCGTGGAAGAGTTTAGAGCCCTTCCTAGCACCATAGTGAGTGTCGGTTATGACGGCAACCTTCATTGATAACGGAGTTTGATGTGAACGGCATCTTTGATGGAATTGTAGTCGCTATAGTTTCCACTGTCAAGCTCGTTCGCATCGAAGACCTCATCGAAGTTGGTCTTCTCCAGGATCTTGCTCTTGATCTCTAATTGCTTCTTCTCCTGTTGAATACGTCTCAGGAAAGCATAATAGATGATTTGAGTGAAGTAAGCGAATGGGTTTTTGGACTTCTCGGGGTTGAAGTTATGAACATATCTCACACAATTTTCAATACCATCACAAATCATATCATCTTTGAACATATAGTTCACAAAATTGGGTTTATATGATAAATGATTTGCAATCTTTAAAAAACATTCACCAATATACCTTGGAATCTGTGGTTTTGGTTGATCGTTGAGTTTTGCTCGTTTTACCTCTGCAAAGTAGTTCTCTAAAGCGTTTAGGAACTCTTTGTTATTAACATAATGTTCCGACTTCTTAGGTCTTGCCATAATACCATAATTGTGATTGACAGCCATATAACATAGTTTTTACTGATATTATTATATCAGAATCATAAACAGTTGACAATACCTTGAAATTCATATAGACTAGGTTTGTCCAGGATGAAAGGAAATCTTAGCTGTTATTAAAGAGTTTCTCTAAAACCTCCTTGGCTTCGTGAACAGAAGATAAATAACCCATCTTCCTATCTAACTTAGAATAATTCGTTTTGTTTATCTTACGAACATATTCTTGATAATATAAAATCATTTCGATACTATTTGACTCAGACATTGTCATAACCTCATTCATGTTCAAGATGAACATATCGTCATTAGATGTCTTTATCCAAGGTTCCATCTTAAAACCTTGGAACTTACCTCTGACTGTCAATTCTTCTACAATAATTGGATTGGACAGAATCAATAATGTTCTGTCATCTTCTTCACAGGGTGCTACTTTAGAAAAGATCTCTTCTCCTGACTTAAGTTTAATTGTTGCGTAAAAGTCGTCTCCTATTTCATTCATACACTACTCCTTTAGTCTTTAAGATTGATTGATATAATCTCATAATTGAATTGTTCTTGGACATATATCTTCACTCTTTCAATAAAATGATTCAAAGTATAATTCTTTCTTGACCCCATGGTTGCATCATCTGCAATATCATAGAGTTTAGCCTTGACTTTATCTTTGCCTTTACGAAGGACTCTACCAATAGACTGTAGATTACGAATCCTAGACTTTGATGGAGAGGCAAATATTACGTTGTGAAGGTTCTTGATGTTGATGCCTGTACTGAAAGTTCCAAAGGATGCAACAATGATAGCGTCTTTTTCTTCCTCTGTAATCTTTCTGACTTCTTCTCTGTCTTCAGCATCCACACCGCCATGGATGAAGAAAACTTTTCTACCTTCTGATACTTTTTTATTTATTAGATCGTAAAGTATAGCTCCATGTGTCTCCACTCTGGTATAGAGAATAAGAGTGTTACCTTTTAAATCAACTGATAGATTGGATATAAATTTGTTTCGATTCTCATGAGAGATTAGATACTTAATTTCATCTTCATATGTATCAAACTTTTGAGGACGATGTTTGAGAACCAAACATTGAATATCAAGTTTGGCAAGGTGTCCTTCATCAATGAGTTTCTTTGTCCCTGTAACTTTATATGATGGTCCAAACAGTCCCTCTAAGACCCACTTATGGGTCTGTGTACCGTCTAAAGTACCTGTGAACCCATATCTATACTTGGCGTGATGGCATTTATCCATAATCCCGATAAGAGACTTACTCTTAAACAAGTGAGCTTCATCACCAATAATGACATCATATTCTTCAAAAAAGAGTCTATCCATTTGATAAACTGATTGCCAAGTGGTGATGGTCACCTCATTGGTATTCACTCTTTCACGACCTGCATAGATTCTATGACAGTGGTTCTCAGCGTCCCACCCATAGTCTTGGAAATCTTTAAACATCTGTTCTACAAGTGATGTGGTGGGGACCACAAGTAGAACCTTTCTCTTCAGTCCAACGTGAAATCTCACAACAGAGTAGATCATGAATGACTTACCTGATGCAGTTGGACTGATTAGTAACTTACGATTGTATCTCAGAGCATCATGAACCGCATCGACTTGATAGTCTCTTGGTTTGATAGATGTAATAGAACTCATGTAGTCCTTCACACCTTCTTTGCAGATCATCTCATTGACTTCAAATGGAAGTCCATAGAACTTATTATCCTTAAATTCAAAACTATATCCTGATTTCTCGCAAAATGCAACAACCTTGTCGAGAAGACCGACATAGATTCTTTTGGTTCTCATATCAAATAAATGAATCTCACCGTTCCAATGCCTCCTTCGATATTGAGGCATAAACTTCATATTGGGAACCTCAAAGGTAAATTTATCTCTGAGTTCATATTCAATATGTGGTTCCGTAGAGATCTTCAGGTAAACTTCATTTACCTTCTCTATGGTCAAATCAGCCATACTTATAGGATTCACCTATAAGTATTTATTAATAATTATTGAACTGATAATCCAAGATCATTCTCTGAAACTGGTCTCTTAGGAACCACATTTGTTCTTGTTCTTCATATGGTCTCGCTGGAGCACCTGGCCAATATTCAATGGCTT